CTGCTCGAAGCCCCAAAGACCTGGCACGTTGTCGAATTCAAGACCCATTCGCTCAAGAGCTTTGCCGACCTTGTTGCCAAAGGCGTCGTCGCCTCCAAGCCGCAGCACGCCGTGCAGATGCAGATCTACATGCACCTCACCGGTCTGACCCGGGCCATGTACATCGCGGTCTGCAAAGATACCGACGCGCTGCACATCGAAAGGATCGAGGTCGATCCGGACGGGGCAACTCGGCTGCTGGACAAGGCCAAGCGCACGATCGAGGCCCAGCATCCGCCGGACCGGATCAGCGACAATCCGACGTGGTTCGAGTGCCGCATGTGCTCGCACCATGCTGCCTGCCAAACCGGCGGCGCCGCGGCCGTCAATTGCCGGACATGCCTGCATTCAACGGCCGTGGATGGTGGTTGGCACTGCGCCCGTCATGACCGGATGGTCGATGCGCAAGAGCAGCGCCGCGCCTGTGCCCGCCATCTCTTCATCCCTGATCTCGTGCCCGGAACCGTAACCGACGCCGGAGAGGACTTCGTCGCCTATCGCATGGCCGACGGCTCCGACTGGCTCAACGACGCCCGCCAAAAGGAGGCCGCCCATGCTTAAGCTGCGCCCTTATCAGCAGTCTGCGATTGCATCGATTTACAGCTACTTCGAACTCAAGAAGGGTAACCCCCTGGTGGTTATCCCGACCGCTGGCGGCAAAAGCCTGGTCATGGCCTCGTTCATCGACGGGGTCCTCAAAGCTTGGCCGGACCAGCGCATTCTGGTCGTGACCCATGTCCGCGAACTTATCGCTCAGAACCATGCGGAGATGCTGGGGCTTTGGCCCGAAGCGCCTGCCGGAATTTACTCGGCAGGGCTTGGCCGCCGCGATGCTGATGCGCGTATCCTCTTCGCCGGCATTCAGTCGATCCACCGCCGGCCTGCGGAAATCGGCCACTGCGATCTCGTCCTGATCGACGAGGCCCATCTTATTCCGGGCAAGCAGAGCACGATGTACCGCCGCTTCCTGAACCAGATGCAGCGCATCAACCCAACGCTAAAGGTGATCGGGCTGACGGCTACGCCATTTCGCTTGGATTCCGGGATGCTCCACGAAGGAGACAACGCCCTGTTCAGCGACATTGCTTACGAGGTGTCGGTCCGGGATCTCATTGAGGATGGCTATCTCAGCCCATTGGTGTCGAAACAGCCTGGCACCAAGTTCGATGTGACCGGTGTTGGCACACGCGGCGGCGAATTCATTGCCCGCGACCTCGAAAAGGCAGTCGACAAAGACGCAATCACCCGCGCTGCTGTCGATGAGATCATCGCCTACGGCAAAGGCCGGAAGTCGTGGCTCGCTTTCTGTTCGGGTGTCAGCCACGCGACCCACGTTGCCGAAGAGTTCCGCCGCCGCGGGATCAGTTGCGCCACCATTTTCGGCGAGACCCCCAAGGACGAGCGCGACCGCATCATCGCTGAGTTCAAGGCCGGCAAGATCCGTGCGCTCGCCTCAATGGGGGTGCTGACCACCGGGTTCAACGCGCCGGCCGTCGATCTCATCGCCATGCTGCGCCCGACAAAGTCCGCCGGGCTCTATGTCCAGATGGCTGGACGCGGCACACGGCTGTCGAAAGACAAAGACAACTGCCTCATTCTCGATTTTGCCGGCAACGTGAAGCGCCACGGCCCCATTGATCTGGTCAAACCCAAACGGCCGGGTTCGGGCGATGGTGATGCGCCGGTCAAGGTCTGTCCCGAGTGTGACAGCATCGTTGCTGCCGCTGCTCTGGAGTGCCCTGACTGCGGCTTCATCTTCCCCGCCCGCAAGGTCAAGGTTGCGCCCACGGCGTCTACACTGGCCGTCCTCTCGCCGGCAAAGCCACGGCGCCCCGAATGGTTGCAGGTCCAAAATGTGACCTACCAGCGCCATGACAAGCCGGGCGGCCGTCCGTCTCTCAAAGTGACCTACCAGTGCGGCCTGGCCTGGCACTCAGAGTGGATCTGCCTGGAGCACACGGGCTTTGCCCGCAGCAAAGCTGAAAGCTGGTGGCGTGAGCGTGCGCCGGGAATTCACATTCCGACCTCGGTTAACGCCGCGCTTCAGCTGACCAGCCGTCTGCGCCGCCCCAGCCACATCGCCGTGCGCCCGTCGGGCAACTACACCGAAATCACCAACGCCAGGTTCGACACATGCCATACGCCAACCTCGGGCTCTGCTCGGTCTGCCACCGTGAGCCCAGTGGCTTCGGCTGGTTTGTCCCACACTACCGCGTCTCTGACCCGCGCCGGGACGAAAGCCGCAAATATCTTTGCAGCCGGGCCTGCCAGGACATCTGTCACCGGAGGCTGGGCATGATCGATCCCAGCCGCAATGAACGTGCCGCCATGGTGAAAGGCGGACAAGCCGGTGGGCGCTATCTCGAGCAGATCGGCAAAACCGACCTTGTGACCTTCAGCGATTCAGAGTGGGCAGGCTTCGTCGAACTTCTGGTCACGGGTTACTGCGACCATCTGCGCGAACTTGCCGCTGACATATCGGAGTGCCCATTCTGATGACAGCGTCCTTCATGGAGCAGCTCGGCTCGCGCCTTATCGCCAACGGCTACACTATCCTGCCCATCGCGCCAGGCACCAAGAAGCCGGGCCGGTTCCAGCGCAGTGCCTGGGTCGACTATCCCGAATGGAACCGCCACGCTGCGAGGCCAACCACCGAGGTCGAAGTCGCAACCTGGTCAGGGTGGCCGGATTGCGGCATCGGCATTGTCGCGGGCGCTGTGGCGGCGGTCGACATCGATATCCTTACCGATCCTGATCTTGCGCTGAAGATCGAGCAACTGGCCCGTGACCGGCTCGGTGATACACCTGCGCTCCGGATCGGTCGCGCGCCCAAGCGGGTCCTGGTTTATAGGACCGCCGTGCCGTTTCGGGGGATCAGGCGCGCGCCGATCGAGGTGCTGTGTCTGGGGCAGCAGTTTGTGGCCTATGCCGACCACCCTGACACCGGAAAGCCCTATACCTGGCCGGAGGAAAGTCTGGCCGAGCTCGATCTGGAAAGTCTGCCGGTCATTGATGCCGACATGGCAGCCGCCTTTGTCGAAGAGGCTTTGGCGCTGATCCCGCCTGAGCTTCGGCCAGCAAGTCTGGCTGCGCCCTCGTGCGCCAGTTCGGCAGCGCCGGGCCACGCCCAGACCGGCACCCTTGAGGCCATCTGTTCCGCACTGAGCCACATCCCCAACAATGACCTCGACTATGATAGCTGGGTGCGGATCGGCATGGCCATCAAGGGCAGCCTTGGTGAGGCCGGCAAGGTTGTCTTCACCGATTGGTCTGATCAGGCATCAAAGAATGAGGTCGCGGCTACTGAAAAGGCGTGGACCAGCTTTCGCCCGGACCGGATCGGTGCAGGCACGGTCTACCATATCGCCATGGAGCGCGGCTGGAAGCCGGATCCCTGCCTGATACTCGATGGTAGCCTGCCAAAAGGTGCCAGCCATCCCGCTGCAGGCCTCCTGGCGGGCCTTGATGGTGAGAACGCTTCCGGTGGTCCGGTTGAAACCAAGTCCACCTTCAAGCTGACGATACCGGGCGGGCTTGTCGGAGATCTGACCCAATACATGATCTCAACAGCCCGCCGGCCGCAGCCATTGCTCTCGCTGGGGGCCAGTCTATGCGCGATCGGCGCATTGATGGGCCGCCTGTACCGCACCGAGAGCAATCTGCGCTCCAACCTGTATGTCGTGGGCATCGCGGACAGCGGATCGGGCAAGAACCATTCCCGTGAGATCATTAACGAGGTGCTTTTTGAGGCCGGGTTGTCGAATCATCTGGGTGGCAACAAGATCGCGTCCGGCGCGGGGCTGTTGACCGCCCTGCATCGCCAGCCAGCGATCCTGTTCCAGATCGATGAGTTCGGGATGTTCCTCTCGGCTGCCGCAGACCGTAAACGCAGCCCGCGCCATATCACTGAGATCCTGGACAACATGACCGAGCTCTACACCTCGGCCGGCGGGATATTCCTTGGTGCGGAATACGCCAACCGCGATGGCACGAACGAGCGCCGGGATATCGTCCAGCCCTGCTTGAGCGTCTACGGCACAACAACCCCGCTGCACTTCTGGGGTGCGCTGCAAGGGGCCAATGTGGTGGACGGCTCGCTGGCCCGGTTCCTTATCCTGCCCAGCGACGATGACTATCCGGATGAAAACGTCGCTGTCGGACTTCGCACGCCGCCAGCCGACCTGATCGCCGGATTGCAATTACTGGCCTGCGGTGGCGGGCAGCAGCGCGGCAATCTGGTGGGCACCACCTCGGGGCCGCAGACCGCTCTGGTGCTGACCACGGTGCCAATGACCGATGAGGCGCGTGACCGGTTCAAGGCGTTGAGCGAGGAGCTTACAGGCGAACTGCGCGCTGCCTCGGGCACGGCGTTCACTGCCATCTTGGCACGCATCGGGGAAATCGCCACGAAGCTCGCCATGATCGTTGCAGTTGGTCGTGATCCGGCTGCCCCAAGCATTGCGATCGACGACGCTGACTGGGCCATCGCCTTTGTGCGGCATTACGCCCAGCGCGCGATGGAAGCTGTCGATCGCCATGTTGCCGATACCGAAACCGAGGCACACCTCAAACGGCTGCGCGAAGTCATCCGGGCCGCAGGCGCCAAGGGGATCACCAAGTCTGAGCTAACCCGTGGGACCCAGTGGCTGAAATCCCGGGACCGCGACGATATCATCCAGACGCTGATCGAGAGCGGGGACATTACCACTGGCATGCGTGGCTCGGCGACGCGGCAGGCTATGGTCTATCGGCTGGCCCGCTGGTCCGGTGGATGGCGAGACGCTAGCGGACGTAAAGTTGAATTGCGGGAGGCCGGGAAACCATGATCCACACCATGTTCGCCAGGTCCTTCAAAGGCGACCAATCCATCAAATGCAACTTTGCGCCATGCAAGTGCATGATTAGAAGCTGTAAATTGAGAAACAGGAGATCATTCAATCTTTCAAGGAGAGCCCTATATATACCTCGCGTACGCGCGCGTTTTTATAAGAAGAGAGGTATCCCCTTATAATAATAATAATAATTGAATGATTATATATTACCCATACCCCTCAATGGCTTGGCGGCTCTAAAGTTTCAATCGGCCCGCTTGAAGCCCCAGAAAGATCTCGGACAGCGCCCCCTGTCCAGATGACGACCTGACCAGACCCATCTTCGGGTTCGGGCGAGCTCCCAGCCTTCATCGGCCCAGAGCCTCGCCCCGACCGCCCAAAGCGAAGAGGAGGTCGTCATGACCCTGTCAGAATTGCAGCCCGTTACCTGCGCCAATACGCCCAAAGCCCAGCTCAGCGGGACCATCACCCGCGGAGCTGTTCTCGCTCTTGATCTGGGCACCAACGCCGGATGGGCGCTCCAGACGGCTGAGGGTCACATCAGCACCGGCACCGTGTCGCTGAAACACACCCGCTATGACGGAGGCGGGATGCGGTATCTCCGCTTCCGGCGCTGGCTGGAGCAGCTCGATCTCGATGCCGGTCCGATCGAGGCGGTCT